TTGACGACGTCCGAGATGAGGAAGCCGCCGAAGGTTTCAAGCGCCGACGTCGCGAGGTCGAGCCCGGTCTTGAAGAGCGCGATGGCGCCCCCGATGGCGCCGAACTTACCGACCGTGCCCATGAGTGAGCCCATCGAAGACGACGCGAGCCCGGCGAACTCGCTCATGCTCGGACCGGACGAGGCGCGCGAGACGGCTGCCCGGCCACCGTTCCCACCGAGGGCGCGGTCTAAACCGGACGCGGCACGCGCGCGGGACTCGCGGACCCGCGCAGCCGGGGCGTCCGCCTTGGCGGCCTTGCGGCGCTCGGACGCTTCCTCCCGGATGGCGCGCACCCGGTCCCGGGACGCAGAGCGCCCGCTCTTGGCGCTGAACGCGTCGAGCGCGGCGATCGAGTCCTGTACGTCGCGCAGCGCCGCCGAGACGTCCTCCGCGCCCTTCTGCTCCAGAGCTACCGTGATCGGGTCCATGTCACTCCTTAAGGTTTCAAGCGTCGCGCTTCTCGAAGTGGGCCTTGCGTGCGGCGAACCAGGCTAGTCGCTGTCCGTCGGTGAGGGATACAAGCGGGAGGCCATATACATCATGAGGGCGCTCGCTTGATCCGACGAGAGCAAAGCTAAAGGGGCCGCGCTCCCTCCCTTGGCGAGCTGCTCGACCCAGGCGTCCATCTCCGCTTGCGACATGTTCGAGACGATCGGTCCGACTTCGGCCTGCGTCCTCATGTAGTGCCGCATGAGGACGGCCTGCTCGTCGGTCGTGAGTTTTCCAACAGCCTCCAGCGTCGGGAAGAACGGGGCGAGTTTCGCGTGGTCCGTCGTACACACACCGCGCTCGTCAGGGGAGCACTCGTGCGACTTTTTGCATGCACGAAAAAGAATCTCGCGCGTCGCCCGGGCGTTGAACGCCTTCGAGAACGCGTCGCCCGCCTCGTCCCGCTTCGGCATCTCACCGACGATCCTCTTGTACTCGGCGCGCGCGTGCTTCTCGGCGTTGATGTTTGAGAGCTGGACCTCATCGCCCTCCAGCACGACGATGGCGACGGTGCCCACGGGGAGCCCGTCCGACCCATTACGGGGGAACGGCGCGACGCGGTGCGCCCGGGGTAGGGTGGTAATCTGTGCCCACAAGTCCGTGGGGTCGATGTCTTTGGGGGGCGAGTGACTCATGCGCCCGAGCGTAGCACGCCGGGCGCAAGTCGTGTCACCGGGCTTTTTTGGTGCGGTACTTGCGCCGCGTTAGACTTACCTGTTATTGCCAGTCGGAAGGTCCGCCCTCGAACTCGAACTCCAGAGACGCGGCTGTTTCGACGCCGTGCTGGAAGTTGTCCGAGGTGATGAACCCGGTCACGGTGAGCGTCTTGCCCGCCGCGAAGATCGAGATCTCGACCGGCTCCGTGTTGTTGAGGAACGGCCCGGGGTTGAACTCGAAGTCCGCCGACGGGACGGCGTTCTTCACCGTGATCATGGTCATGGGGGCGCCGGGCGAGCGCCCGCCGTAACCCTTGGCCACAGTCTTTACGGGGTTGCCGCCGTCATCGCGCTTGACCGTGCATTCGCTCTCCTCGGTGAGGAGGTTCGAGTTCACGTAAACGACGGCTTTGGTGTATCGCTGTACGTTTGCCATGGTGCCTTTACCTCACGCCACCTGGTCGACCTTGGCGGCCAACTGGTCGAGAATGTCGATCGGTTGAAGAGGAACGCGGGCGCCCATGCGTTGCCGGTTCTGCGAATCGCGCAAAACTTGCGTCTGCGCCTTGATCGTGGGGACGTTCTGCAAGAGGTCGTTCCCTGCGTACACGTCCGTCACACCGTCGAGGAACGCCTTCACCACGCGCGGAGTGACCACGCGAGGCCCGGCGAGCGGTTCGTTGTTCTTCGGGTCGTCACCGATCTCCTTGCCGCGGAAGCGGAGCGCCGCACCAGCGACGAGCGAGTCGGCGTAGCGGTCGCACACCACGCGCTTGTGCGCGTCCCGGATGCGGTAGTCGAGCACGGCGCCCGTCTTGTACCGGGTCGTGATGCGCTTGACGAGGTACGCGCTCGACGCGGACCGCGAGGCGATCGGGGTGAGCCCGGCGTTCAGCGCGGCGGCGATCTGCCCACGCGTCGGAGCCGATCCAGAGAGCGCGGGCTTGACGAACCAGGGTTCGCCGTCCGCGTCTCCGTAGAAGTTGAAGTTCAGCCGGGGCACGCTCGGCGCTTCGTACAGCATGTACGCCGCGCAGACGTGCGCCGCGAGTTCTCCGGCCGGGATGTCGCCCTCCAACTGCCAAATGAGTTCAGACCGCGCGGAGTTGAGGCTGTCCACGATCGTGATCGAGTTCGCGAGCGAGTCCGTCGAACCGGCCACCATCGCCTGACGGATTCCCGTAACGGGCGCGGCCTGCGTGTTGATCTGCGTGAGCACCTTGCCGAGGTTCGTCGCGTCTACGTGCGCGGGCACGATGTACGCGAACTTGCGAGCAACCACGACGGCGAGCGCGGCAGCCACGTCGTCCGAGACAGTCCCACCCGTGGCGAGCGTGCTCGTCGTGGGCGTGACGCCGACGCCAGTTCCGGTGAAGGGGATGACGCGCGCGAAGTACCGGAGCGAGTTCGCCCGGAGGCCCTTCTGCTTCGTGGTCAACGTGATGACGCCCGCGACGTTGGACGCGGACGCCCGCCAAGAGGACTTGGCCGTGATTTGCGTGACCGCGTTCGTCGCGATCGTGGTGGCGGAGTCGCCCGTCACGAAGCCGACGTCGCAGAACTCGTCGTCGACGTAGATCCGAAGTGTGCCGTTGCCCGTCGCCGGACCCGTGACCGTGATGGTTCCGGTCGCCGCAGTCGCACTGCCTCCTTCCGCTACACCGATGGCGTACACGGGTGTGGTTTGGTTCGTTTTGACGAACCGCGACACGAGTCGAGCGAGTTCGCTCGACTCCCCAAACAGGAGGTTCGCGTCGTCGATACCCGTCATCGGGATCGGGGTGTCCGGTCCGTAGAGCGTGTTCACGGCGCCCGCCCCGGACGAGAGGATGTTGCCCATGAGGAGCACGTAGTCGACGCCGTTGGCGAGACTCGGGACACCCTGGGCGAACGCTACCTCGACGTACTCCCCGGGGACGGGGTCGTTCGTGGCGAGGCCGGTCAAGACGATGTCAGCCATTTTTCTTCACTCCCTCCGGCAGCTTGACGCCAGCGAGTTTTGCGGTTTCAGCGTCCGCGGGCAGGAGCGCCCCGGCGCGCAGCTCTTGCAGGTACTCGGCCCGGTAGGGGACCTCGACCGGCGTGTCCACAGGAACCCAGCCGCCGTTCTTTCCGAGCGTGGGATCGTGCTTGCGCCCGATGAACCGGAGGACGCCGCCTTCGAGCGCCTCGAAATCCGGGACGAGCGCAGCCCCGGCGGGTTTGACCAAAAGCTTGTTCATGGTGTCACATTCTCCCAGGCGATCTCGGCGACGTCCAGGTCTTCGGCTGGCGTCCCGTTCGAGACAGCGATCGTAGCATCGATTCCCGCGAACGTGTCGAGCCCGGGCGTCTTGTCCTCTTGCTCCGCGACCGAAAGCTGGAGCTCCAGCGCGGGGAAGAAGATCTGCGCGGAGAGGTCGGGGATGGCGCCGTACCGGGCAGTCTTCACGGCGATCTCAGCGACGCCGCTGTCCTTCCAAACCTCCTTGCCGGAGAGGTACGACGGGTCGTACCCCTGCTCGGTCCGGTCGAGGATGATCGCGCGCACGGCTTTTAGGACATGCACGACCTGGTTCGCCTGCGCCGCCGTGAGTGGCGGGAGCGCGTAAACGAGCGTCCAGGACTGGTTCGACCTGTACCAAGCGACGGTCTTGTCGACGATCTGCTCCTCGGTCCGGTAGAGCGCGAGCAGCGGGAACTTGTACTGCGCCGCCGTGAGGTACGGGAGCGGGTCGTATCCGACGGCCTCAGCGACGACTTTACCGACGAGGTCCGGGAGTCCTGCGGCCGTGGCGAGCGCGTCGAAGTACGCCCCCAAGTGCTGGACGAGCACCGCCTTGTAGAAGGCGAGCGCCGCGTACAGCGCCGGGTCGAGCTTCTCCAGGGCACCCACGAACGGGGAATCAGCGACCGGGAATTCGACGTTGCCGAGCTTGAAACGGTCGTAATCGCTCACGAGACACCTCTTGCGAGCCGAGCGAGGCTCATCTCGACGAACCGGGGCGTATTCATCGCCCGCGCGGCGGGTGCCATGAACGGGCGCGCACGAGCCGGACCGACGCGCTTGGCGAACACGACGCGCCCGTTGACCACGAACCGGAGCGTCTTGCCGGGAGACGCCTCGACCGGACCACGTCCGTGCTCGACGAATCCCGCGTGGGGCGCCCGCGCTGAAAGCTCGTAGCCGCCCGGCGTCTGCCGCACGCCGACGGAGCGCGAGACCGAGCCCTTGGACTTGGACTGCGCGACGCGCTGCCCACGGAACGCGGTCTGCGAGAGCCCGCGCTCGACTGCCGGGAGGAAGCCGGACGCGAAGCGGGACCAGCGCGCGAGCGCCTTCTTTGCGTGTACACGAACCGAGATCATGGATCCCTCGTCGCCACCTTGCGGAGCGTGAAGTAGTACGAGAACGCGCGGTCGCTCTCCTGCTCGATCTTCTCGAACCAAGCGCCGGACTCGAGTCCCGGACCGACGATCTTGTAGTAGATCTCGCGCGGCCCAGCAGCCGGGGCTGGGTTGAACGCCACGGGCTCCAGCCCGCCGGACGCGAACGGACCCACTGCGCCCGAGAACGTCGGGGTGAACGGGCCGACTCGGTAGACGACGTCCTCCAAGGAGCCACCGGACGCGACGACGTCCTTCTGGGAGACGCGGCGGACCTTGACCCGCTGGTCTTGGACCAAGAGGGGCGTGTCTACGACCGAGCGCGTCCCCTCACCGACGGTGCCTCCGGTCCAGGTGACGACGCGCATGGTGACGTCGTGTCGGCGGAGCCCAGCCTTGGCGAGCAGCACCCGCGCGCCCTCAAAGATCGGGAGGCAAGCGTCCCGGAGCGTCACGGGCGCACCTCAACAGCGAGGGCGCGGCACGCGGACGCGATGCGTTCGAGGATGCCTGGCACGGACGGGGCGCGGCACGCGGGACACGTGACGTACGCCGACGGAACGACAGGTTCGCCGCGCGGCGCATCGCACGCCGGGGCGTTCTCGTCGTCGCACCCGCGCAGCGCGTATTTCTTGGCGTGTAAAAACGTGGCCACGTCAGCACCCCACCGTGAAGGACCGGACGCGGCTCATCTGGCCCGACTGCCACCCGTCGCCGGCGTACCCGCGGCGGCTGAACACGTCGTTGGCGATCTCGACGCCCATCATGCTCGAAAGAGCGCCGACGAGCTGCTTCGCGACCGCGTTCTGGGCGTCCAGGATGGCGCTCGACGTCTCACCTCCCTTGCCCGACGTCGTGCCGAACTCGATCTTGTCGTCCGCGCTCTCGACGACCTTGATCCCGGCCTGCCCGATGGCTTGGTCGATCACGGGAGGCGCCTGCGCCGCCGGGTCGAGTCCGTAGAAGCCGAGCAGCTTGGTCAGGATCGTCGCGACCATGTCGCTGGCGGTCGCGTCCGCGCCGACGAGCGCGATGGCTCCCTCCAGTCGCGGGTTGAGCTGCTGGAACGGGAACGGATACCCGAGGAAGAACCGGATGTGGACTTTTTGCGCGTCGGTAAATGCCATTCGTGTCCCCTCAAAAAAGGTGCGCGTGGCCTGGAGAGCGCCGGGGGAAGGGCAGCGCCCCCAGGCGAACGCGCGGGACGATTATGGCACGGGAAGGCTCAGGGCGCGACGAGCGTGATCGGTTCGCTCGCGAAGGCGTTGCCGACGTGGGCGCGGAGCACGGCGTCGATGTCCGTGAGGAGGGTGATGAGCGTGGGCGCGTCCGTCGCGTCCGCGGCAGCCACGGCTGCGGAACTCGCCGCAATGTGCTTCGTCGTGACCGCGATGTGCGCGTTCAAGTCGCCCTTCAGTTCGTTCGCACGGGTGATGGCTGTCGCGAGGTCGGTCGCAGCAGCAGCCGAGACAGCGTTCGCGGTGTCCGAAGACGAGTGCGCGCCGAGACCAGTCGTCCCGGAGAAGACGCTTACACGATGCGCCTCGTACGCCGTGACGAGGATGTTCGTCGCGGCGGGCAAGTCGTTCGTGTCGAGCGCGGCGATCGTCGAGGGCACGGTCCCCGTGTGGAGCACGGTGCCGAGAGCGCCCTTCGCGATGTCTGCGCGGAGCTTGTTGTACTGGGCAACGAGTGCGTCGGTCACGAGGCGGGGAATGTTTCGTACGTTCATGGGTCTCCAAAAGCTCGAGAGTTGACGTGGGGACGGGAAAGGGGGCGGCGTTCAGACCGCCCCCGAGCACGCATCAGGCGTACGCGACGTTCTTCCGCACGCCGCACTGGTTGGGGCGTCGCACGCGGAGCTGCGCGTATGTCTTCAGCATGACCTTGTCGGCGTCGCCCGTGCGAGCCAGGACCTCGACGCGCATCCCGAGCGGGATCGCCTCGACGCCGTCCGTCATCATCGCCTCTTGCGACTCGTCGTCGCCGTCGAGATCCACGAGCGGGAGGTAGTTGACGTCGACCGTGTCCGTGTTGATGTAGTAGATCTTGCCCTCGGTCGCGTCTTTGTCCTCGACGAAGTAGCAGCCGTCGAACTTGATCGCGCCGACGCCACCTTCGAGTTCGATCTCCCCAGCGCCGCCCATGACCTTCATGGTCTGGTACATGTAGAATTTGGCCGGGTCGAACAGTGCGCCAACGGCGTTGAACGTCTCCGGGCCGACGAGCGCGACGTTGGGCTTCACGCCGCCCTTCTTCATGATCGAGGCCAGGTCGAGGCGGATCTGCGCGAACGTGAGCGCCGTGCTGGACCCGGGGTCCGCGACGTACGGGCGGAAGAACGCGTTCGAGCCGGACGAGCGGTCGATCGTCGCGTAGGTGTTGTTCGCCAAGCCGATCGCCTCATCGAGGCCGACGATCTGCCCGGGGGTTTGACCAGACTGCCCGGTGAAAAGCGCCTTGTTCACCTTGTCGGCGAGCGCGGCGGACGCGTCCACCAGGTCGCGCGCGATGAGCTCGATGTTGCCCTCCGGGGTGCGCGACGTGCGGCTCGCTGCTTTCGCGAAGCCCGAGACCGAGAAGTTCGAGCGGTAAAACGCCCAGGGAACGATCGCGCCGGACTGCGAGTCGACGGTGAAGTTCGAGGCGTCCGCGCCTTCTGCGTACGCTTCGGCGTCTGCGCCGTCACCTTGCGCCGCCCACGCAACGTTTTTGCCTTCGCCGCTGATCTTCTTCAACAGCGAGAGCGTGGTTGCCCGGCGGTTGATCTGCCGGACGATGTCCCCGGCGTAGTTCTGCGCCAGGATTACGAGTGCCGCGGTCTGGAGAGCCATGTTCGTTCCTTCCGGGCGTCACACCGCCCTTCGTCTACCGTATCAGTTCAGGGACAACCCCTTCGCAGCCAAAGCGTTTGCCGTGCGCTGCGCCGGGGTGAGGTTGTCGTTGTTCGACCCGCCTCCGGGGCGGGCTGGCGCCCTGACGGGAGCCGAGAGTTTTGGTTTGGGGCGAGCGCCCGGCGCGGGTTGTTGTAGCACGAAAAGGGCGCCGTCACCTTTCAGCCACTCGGCGATCCCCTCTTCGATGTCCAAGAGTTCGCCCTCCGGACCTTTGAACGCGTAGGTGCCCTTCTTGACGTCGAGCTTGATCGCTCCGTCGGCGCGCAGGAGCTTCACGGCCATGTCGAGGGCTTCCGGGCGGACCTTGTCCTGGAGCTGCGCCTTGACGTCGGCGTACGCCTCCTTCTCCAGCGCGCGGAGTTCCTGGTCGGCGAGCTTCTTCTTCTG